CCCTCCTGTGACACTTATTAAACTGTCCACTCAGACTATGGGTCATACTGTTCAGATGTTACTTCTATGGCAGAATCATCATAGAAGTATTCTTCATAATAAAAACCAGATTCATCATCTTCTTCTTTGACATCAATGCCTAGGATTTGGAAGAATTGGTCTTCATTCATTTCAGAAAATACTCTCCCATGTTTTCTACATAAACTTCATTTACTTGCTCCTTTCCATCCATTTCTAGGATTTGTTTCCAATCCCAGGAATTTGGAGCATCACATACTGTGCGGTCTACCATAACATCCAAAGTGACTCGATAACGAGTTAATTTAGATTTTTTTGATTTTTTTGATTTTTGAGATTTGGGGAGAGTGAGTTCCATGGGAGTGGCGGTGGTGGTGAGTTAATTTTAATCTAAACTACGCTCATTGTCAAGTAGTTTAAGTTGACGTTCCAACTCATATTTGATAGGGTTCAGGTGCATAAACATGTACTGTTCATAAGGATTTCCCTCAATCAAACAGACGATATTTTCAACCTGATACTTTGCCAGGATCAACTTTGTAATGTCATCCATTGTGTAAAAATGGTTCAAGACGAACAATGCCCTACAATATGTAGGGCATCATGATACATTTCTTAAGTTTTAGAAACTATTCAGGAGTTGTTGTGTCTCGGGGTCAAGACTTTCGATGATACCTGTGGGGTTCCAATCGTTCTCAGTGGACTCCAGGAACGCCTCCCAATCATCAGTTTCAAGTTCACGAATGTCGAAGTTGTCAGACTCAATGTGGTGCATGATTAGATAAGTGTTTGAAGGACTTTGGTCATCTTTTTGAAGTCTTTGACCTTAGACTTGTCTCCTATCTCACCGTAGAGGTCAGATGCACAATCCAAACTGATAATCAAATCATAGTATTGTGCAAAGGAAATGGTGACTGTCTCTCTTGTACTATCATCAGTGATTGTGAAAGTGTCGTTCATGTAAGAAATTCAAAAGCATAGCGTTCTGGAGACATTCCAAGTTCTTGAGAGTTGGTAAGAATGAAATCTATCATTCTCTCAAGTTCCTCAGAGTAAAGGTCTTCACGGTAGTAGTCGGGAATACCGACCTCGACTTCGACTTCGGTTGCCATAAGACCTCTGTAGCACTGGTGACATTATACTAGATATGCCATCAACATGCAAGAGCGCCTTCGGGTATCCGAACCAGTTCAGGTGCCTTGTCATCATCAAACTGGTGCATGTCCCAGCACTTCCACTCACCATCCCGGAAGATGTAGGAGTATTCTTCACCAGCAGCGAAGAACTGCGCCTGGTTCATGTGCAGTGTGGGTGGAGTATCATCACCACGGTCGCTGTAGTATTCAGGACCGTAGGTGTCACTCTCCTCAGACTTTCCGTCCTTTGTCCAACGCTCCTTAGTCCAAGCGCAGGACATGTCACCACCATCAATCAGAGACGCTACTTGCGCCTTTGTACGGTAGTGTGTCGTAAGTACCCGACCCAACCACTCAGGATAACCATCCCAATGATGATAAGCAGAAAGAATAGACCCGTCATTGAGTTCGATGCCGATGCGTGAACGTGTTGCCATGTGTGTGATGTGTTTGACTCTTTTAATATACATGGAAATCACCCCTTGTGGGGGTGTGATGGACAGTTAATCAACTGGCACATACATCTGACCATACTTGCCGAAAACCTCTTTGAATCGGTTTCGGTCCTTGCCCAGGTAGATGATGGCAGACTGAAATGGTGCTGCTCCTTTGCCTGCACCGAATTTCAGTCGTTTGTTGACAGCAATCCATGGATACTTTGCCACTGATGTCCACCACTTAGTAGAAACATCCAATTTGATGAGAAGAACCATTTCTGTTGCATTTCCAGTTTCATACTGGTGTGCAGCATAAGGAACCCAGGTTTTAGAATCAGAATAAGGGTGATTCATAAAAACCTTCCCCATCCATGGATGTGCCAAACCGTTGGTTTCTTCAGTATAAAGAACCTTGGCAGGAACATTCGGATTGTTGACATCATTACAACACGGGTCAGTATCAATCTGCCCGTCGAAGAACTTGACAACATCACCAACAAATTCCACAGGAGTGTTCCAACAATCAGTACGATTGCCTGTGGTTGCTGTCAGTGCCTTGAGTGCAGTTGATGTCATTGGTAGAGATACTCCGAAATGAATTGTTCGTGATTGATGATACGAACATCTGGGTAGATGGACTTCATCTTAGCACAGAAGTCATCAGAAAGATAGTAAACTTTCCACTTCCATGCTTTGTCTGGACCTGCTATAACGATGGTAGCAGACTTGTACCCATGGTCATCAATCGCATGTTGCAATTTCATGAACTCAAAAGGAATCTTCTCCTCAGCAGTTCCCTGAACACGCTGATACTTCAAACTGATAAGTTCATCTCCATTGAGAACGATGTCACAATAGTGTTTGCCACCATTACGTTTGGTGCCTACCATGACTTGTGACTCTACTTTGTGGTCACTGAACTCTTCTAGAAGATTTTCAACCTCGGTCTCGTAATTGGTGCCAGTTGTTGTGTCACGAGATGCAGAAGTTGCCATAATTAGTACGCATAAGTGGACAAGTTACATGCAGGAACATGATAACCGTTATCGGGTTGATTTACATCAAAAACCCAGATAAGTTCACGGTCGTTTGCTGCTGTGTAAGTCTTGAACCCGAACAAGGGAACTAACTTAACCATCAGAGCACCCCAGTGATACTCTGTTTCAAAGTCGAAAGTCATGGTGCATTGCTTTGACTCTTTCAATATACACAAGAAAGGGGAGCGTTGGTGCTCCCCTGTGTCAGTTCTTCAACTGTCCTAGGTTGTGAACTGTTCTACAATGCAAGACTCAACATTTTCTGCAAGTGGATATGCTGGTGCTTTCTGAATGTTTTCACGGAGACGACTATAGTAGTCATCATTTGCTCCTTCATCTTCAGCAGTAATCAAATCAAAACATTCTTCATCATTCTCTGCAACAACAACCCACATTCCACCATATTCAGAACGAGGGAATGGAATGAAGTGGTCAACAGTGTAGAAATACTTGGTCATCGTCTCCTAGGGGATTTACAGTGTGATTATAGCATACTATTGAGGATCTAGGTATCGACCCTCTTGACTCTTATACTCATCGATGTTATTGTCTCTTCGATTTTTCACATATTTTAATTCATGCCACTGGAAGGATGGACAGCACACAAGAATGTGAATCTTTTTGTGCTTTTCATTTTTTGTGTATTCGCAATGTGGTTTGTCCTTGACACCAACTTCAATGCTGATAGTTTCATCACATTTGAAATACACCCATCCTTCATCAACCATGCCGGTTGACCTTTCCCAACGAACATAATCATCAACTTGAGGTATATAAGGCATGTTCAAGAGGATTGAGATTGAGTTGCATTGCAGTATAGGGAGTTGTGTCCCTGATGTCTACTTGTTTACCAACTTTTGTGGAGTTGATTGGTGCATAGTATTCTTGTTTTTTTGTGTTGTAGAATCCCCAGATACAACGAACGTCAGCGCCGTCATTATAAACAAACCCAGGGTTGCAAACACTCCAAATTGCAAGTACAGAAGCGTTCTTGCGAATCGCCTCGTATCGGTATCCTTTAGGAGGTTGGTGGAAAAACGATGTAGGTAGTTCATTCATCATGTTGCAAACGGATGTGATTGGGATTGTATCCCTCAGAAAATAGTTGATTCAGACGAATTTTACACTGTTCTTTGGTCAGTTTAGTACATCCTGGTTCTTCGATGTCAATCCAACCTACAGTCTCATTGTGTTGAATTTTATAGAGTTTTTCCATGTTACGCTACCAAATAATCTTTTTCGTATTGGAGAAGATGTTCTGGGAAGTACAAATCATCTTCTGATGCTTTATCTAGCATCACAGTTTTCCAGGACTTAACCTTATCAGGAATTGATAGCAAGTCAATACCAAGATGATGATACTTCTGATTTGTAGGAACATACACCTTATAGTCATCACCATCATTGTTAGTGAGATGACTCAACTGGATGTTTTCTTCAGCAGTGACAATAATCGTGCCACATGACTTGTAGAAAGTCTCACGAAAAACATTGTAGTCAGTGAGATACATGTCAGGATGGTCAAGAATCATGCGACCAACAAACTGTGGTGACAGATAATGGTCATGCACAGTCTTGGCACCACAACGCTTGCGTTCATAAGCAGTTTGACTAATCAGATGAGTATGATTAGGATTGCCGCAGTCAAACACACCCATGTAATAAATGCGAGTGAGTGGACGGAAGAACTCAGGTCTGCCCCAGTTGTGAACATTTGCCCTGAGGGAATTGTATGTGGTTTCACAATACTCTTCCCAACGATTGGTCTTGCGTTTCATTGTTTTGGATTTGGAAATACAGCAGTAACTCCCATGATGCGAGCGTTTGGATGTTGAGCAAGTGCTACTTGCTTCGCCTCATCATAGTCTTTAGCGAGGCATTTCACACTGAATACCTTGCCACTGACATAACACTTAACATCGCAGTTCATGAACTTGCTCCGAATACTTACAGTATATTATAGCATAGTTTCTCATCGACGTACCTCAGAGATGGCAGGTTGCCCCTCATTGAACACTGTGTTGACTACACTTTCTACGCTCCTAGCAGTGCCGATACCAACTTTGTCGAAGACTGGCACACATACCAGTCCAAACGTCTTCTCAGCGCCACCCAGGCGAATCACACGACCGATTGATTGACTGATACCGATGTAGTCCATGTTACGCATGAACAGAACTGCTTCAAGTCCCTTCACATTGATGCCTTCGGATAGGATAGAATGGTGCATCACAACAAATCGTGTCTCATCTTCACCCCACTTGTTGAGAGTGTGGAAGAACTCTTCACGAGATACTTTCTTGCCATTGATGATAGCACCAGTCTTGCTGGTGATGAACATCCAGTTGTATCCACGTTCTTGTAGTTGATTGCAGAAGTCAGACTCTGCCACCAACTTCACAATCTGCTTGGTTGAACGTGCAGCAATCAGAATCTTGCTCAGTGAGTTGTCATCAATGGTATCAATAAGATTCTTACAGTCAGACTGACGTTGGTCACCAGTAGGCAACTCCTTGACAACAACCTTAGGAGGTAGGATGTAACCTTCCTCGACAAGATGAGGTGCAGGAACATTACAAATGACCTGACCATACACCTCTGGGTCATTCATGCCAGGTTTGAAGACGGTAAGAGAGTGTTTAGGAGTAGCAGTGAAAAAATAGCAGCGGTCAGCGTCAGTAGAAAAATGTTCAGTGGCAGGGAAGAAATTACGTTGGACAGAATTGTGCGCTTCATCGAAATAAATGGTGTTGACTTCAATATCTGCCTCTTGAATACGATGCAGAGAGTGATAGGTAGTGAAGATGATACAATGCTCACCAGATGACCGAGCGACATTGTTGAACAGATGAATCTTCTTCGGATTAGTGGTGTGGTAGTGCTCTACTTCACCACTGTGAACGTGGAGAATGTGTGCATTGTTGGTTGGAATAATCTCCAGGAACTCTTTGCACAACTGCTCGGCAAGCAGGATGCGTGGTGCCACAACAACAAAGGTCTGACCACGCTTGACCAAATCCATGTTGGTCATAGCATCTTCAATCATACACATGGTCTTGCCACCACCCGTAGGAATGATGACCTGACCTTTGTTGTTGTTCCACATAGCATTGACTGCTTTGTGCTGGTGGGGTCTGAGAGTGATGGTCAAGGTGATTGCATGTCGATGAAAATAGTATAGCACAAAAAAAGCACCCGGTTGGGTGCCTGTGACAGTCAATCAACTGAATGTGATGGTCTGCTCATTTGGTCCCGGTTGCGAGTTCCAGAAGTCTGCCCAGTCATTACTATTACTAAAAGAGATGTTTGATGTCCTCCTTTTTGCTTTAAGATGTGCAAGAACATCAGATGCTTTGTTCATTGCCTGCATATGATAATCTACTTCTTCCTGAAGCGTTAATTGAATTGCATCAGCAATCTCATCAGCAGATACTTCAGTCTGAAGTGCATCACTCACCCATTCCTTCAATCGTTCGATACTATATGCACTGTAATCAGAGGTTGCCATTACGGTCATGTTGTACTGCACTTCTAATCATAGACTGGATTTGTCCCTCTGTCAACCCATTCAACCATTTCCAGTTGGGGTCGTTCTTGTCCCACTCCAGAGAGTATGAACCGTCTTCATTCTGTGTCACTTTGAGACTGTCAGCATTTGTCATTTTTGTTAAATTGTTTACGACACTTCTTTAATTCTTTGAGTTCATCCTTAATCTGTTGATAGGCATCCTCCGTTGTTACTTTGTTTGCCATTTCCATAGCAGTGATAATCTCTACTCTTGTACCAAAATGTTGCAATGCTCTCTCAAAACAATCTAGTTCTTCATACATGTCATTTCATGTTCGGATGTAATAATTTAGGTTTTTTATCAAATTGTATGGTTTTGAACTTCATTACAGGACTCAGAAGTTCTTTGCGTTTCTTGTCAACAGGTTTTGGTTTGCTGACTTTAGGTTTAACTATCTCTTTCTTTTTTCTTTTTGGTTTGTCTGGACGAACAATCTTGTATCCACGTTTACATGATGCTTTGTAATCTCTGGGTTTGAGATTGTATCGTTCAATCTCTTTGTCCATGTGTTCTTGACACTCAAACCAAGCGATTCGACTTTTATCAGTGAAATCAAGACGATATGGGAACGCTTCCCACGGAAAATTATTTGTCTTTTTGTTGGTGACCATACTCAATGACGAATTTTTCATGCTCTGTAGTTCGATCGCAGCAAGTGTAGTGTCTCAGTTCACCACCTAAAAGTTCTGCGACTTGTTCCATGAGATTTTTGGCAATGACTAGATTAGTCTTTTCACGCCACTGTTCTTTTTCTTCCATTAGTCTACAACATCAAAATGTACTGAATTGAACCACATGTTATGCACACCTTTGATACTTACTTTGGTGTGCTGTTTATGCTCGTCTACACCATCGATAGTGTACACTCTACCTAAGATAAGCATGTATGGGGTGTCATTGTTCCCCCATGCTACTTGTTCCTCGGTGTATCCATTATACACCACATTGTCACCTACTCTGATGCTCGCCATTGTTTTCTCATCATCTGGTACTCAGGGTCATATGCTGCAAGGTCACGAACTTTTTTGAAGACTTGTGCTGCTAATGCTTTTTCTGATGTCAGAGCATCATCTTCTTGTGGGAGAATCTTTTTAGATACAGAATATTTTCTCCCGGTTTTGTGGTTAGCATAGCGTCTCGCCCTCGTAAATCCCATTTCAAGGAACTTCCGCGCCATGTCCATACCAATGAAATCTTTCTCCCGCCTGTAGTCACAGAACATCTCGTAAATCTTATGAGAAGATTGAGTAGCGGTAGGAACATCTTTGAACCTCCAGTGTCTACAAATGGCAGTCTTGTATGGTTCACACAAGAGCACTCCCTGCTCTCCTCTTCCAATTCGATAAAGTTTGCGAGTTTCAGGATTAGTGAAGTCTAATGACTTGTAATCCAAATCATAATCAAATTCTTTCATAATCAATAATCGTCTTCTGCTTTTTTCAAAGACCAAGAACCATCTGGATTCTCACTCCATTCTAGCATATCTCCCTCTTTCCAACCAGTTGCCTGAATGATTTCATCGGGAAATGTGAGCACACCATCACTGTCGATGGTAATAGTAGTTTGCATAATTTTGAAGTTATTCGGTGGCACTGCTTCGGAGTGCTCTTCCAGTTAAATTCTTAGTAGCAGAATGAATTGTAGAGGTACACTGCTGTTAATATTTATATCAACATAACTGCTATCTGTATGCCCCTACAAGGTGCCTGAACCAAATTACTATAGGATACCCCTATATGGGGAGTCACTCTTGTGTAGGAGCACTCCATCGACCTTACGGAGCAATTCAGTCATGTCTTCATGCAGCACACGATAACCAGTGCCAACATATATCTGACCAAGAACGACAGAAACTGTCGCAGTTCCCCAGAAGATGTAGTACCACTTAGATTTAACTTGTGCTCTGATTTTTTCTTTCATTGTCAAGAATCCTTAAGTTTATCTTTGAGGTCCATCACCTTGTTGACTTCATTCACAGCAGCAGTCATCCTTGCCGAGAGAATGTCCATCAGGTCACTGTGAATAACTTCATTCTCAACATATTCATCAAAGTACATGTCGAGTGCCTCCTTTAAGTAGCGTTTCCTATGCCACTCAGGAGAATATGGTTTGTAGTCCATGATGATAGGGATTTTATGGTCGTATCATAGCACTAAGGATTGTTTTTGTCAATCCCTAGTTCTTCAAGATATGTAGTCCACCACTCGGGTTCCTTTCGTTTCCAATTTGGTACAGGAAGATTATGAAGCGAATACCACTCGTTAATCGCTTCATCTATAGTCTGTGCGATCTCCATACTCCTCTTCCTCCTCATCAACGTCTGCATACGCATCTGCCAAATATGGTCCGTGTGGTTTTTTGGATTCTGCTTTGACATACCTTCGTTCGTCATTAGCTGAGAACAATAATAAACTGAGTTTCATCACTATCCATATTATTACTATTGGAGATAAGCAAGCAATAAGGACGAGTGGGTTCATAGTAGATTGTTTTGCTGAAAATAGTGTAGTGTATCCTTTAACCCACCGATATGCCTGAAACCAACATTCACTTGTGGGTATTCTGCTTCTTCACCAAATTCAGCAACAAAACCTTTTTGTGAGAAGTGTTGATTTAATTTATATACCGATATCTGAAAGTTAAGTTTTTCTAACAACGTCTTTGCACGTTCGCACTCTTGATTGCCGTTTGAATAGATTACTGCTTCCATTACTTTTCCTCTTTCTTTTTGTTATGTTCTTCCCACATTTCAGCAACTAAATCCCTCGCTGGTGGTGGTTCAAAATATGGTTTTGGTTCAGACTGCCATTTATCAATTTGTTCTTGAGTAGGAACATTGATACGAAATGCTATATCATCTTCAATGAACTCTTTGTTCATATCAATATATGTCTGAGGTGTAATTTTTTCAGTCATAATGTTCTATTTAATCTAATTTGTGCTTGATTTGGATAGTCTGCTGAATTATCTGTTTTAGGAGAACCTTCATTTGCTTTCATAGTATGTTGATAGTTCACTCTCTTATATCTAACACAGAATGGATCAGGCATCCAATATGTTACTTGCCAATCAATAGGATTATCACCACAAATATTATTACTCATCTCAATATGTTTTTCAGCAGAATGAGAAAAGATACCGAGTTGAATATATCCATCATGCATGACACATCTACCTTTCTCAACATCAACGAGAAAAAGTTTTTTCAATCTCTCTGCCTCCAATCCGATGGTTTGTCTCTCTTGAACCAATCATTAATATCATCGGCACCATCAAACCCCGATTTATAATTAGATGGGTCGGGGTCTCCTAGTCCCATCTTATTCATAAAATCATCCATACTACCTTCTTGAATGTCTTGTGCTGCTTGTCTTCTTGCTTTATTCAACCAATCTCTAGCAGTAGTATGGGATTTAGCAAGTTTCTCTACCCAGATCATATCTTCTAAAGGAACTTCTTCCTTATTTGCGATACAAGTGCAGATAGATTCTAATCGAAGTCTATACTGTGTCGAAAGCATACGTTTATTCTCTCACCTCACTATTTATTTTTGTTAAGAGTTCTTTTGCCATCCTATGTGATCGATATCGAATAGACCAGGAAGTAATAAAGTTCCATGGGTGTAATTTTACCATATAATATGTCTTTCTGAGGTTCATCTCTAACCATTCATAGACAAGTATAAAAAATTGACTTACATTATCATCAATAATCATCAAAAATGCAATGATAGCAAACAGAACAAACAAAGAGTAATAGTAGACATTCATAGTTAGATACACTCTCCTGATGAACCCTGACAGAGTTATCCTACTTATGGAACAGGATCTTGTCAAGCACTACATTGATTATGTATCATGCCGTTACACAAATCAAAAAAGTTTATTAAGATATTGTGTTGAAACATAGATAATGGTATAATCATTAAATCCACGCACAATCAGCATGACTCTCCCATCTGACGGTAAGAAACTCAGCGAACAAGAGGCACAGAGCATTGAAATCGCTATCGAAGAATCAGGACTCACAGCAGTTCATCCTGAGAGGATGGAAGCGTTGGCAGATAGATTAGTAGAGAAACTCAAAGCACAACCAAAAGGTCAAGCAACTAATGAAAAGGGGTGGCGTACTTGTAATGCTTTGGACGATTGACATTTAGTGATAAAAGATATATAATTCATCGTAAATGACTTCATAGCATGGCACAAGACGAATTGCTTTCGTTATTTCCAACACCAGTTCTCATCGCACAGTATCCAGTGCCATATGAGAAGGAGTTAGAATATATTCAGAACCTTCCTTGTCGTAGAGAGAACAAGGGAGGAGATGCTGGTAATAAGATTCACTATAACCGACAATCTGAAGATACTTTTGTATTGGATAAACCAGAACTTTCTAATATCAGAGAGTTTATCAAGTCCAAGATCTTTAAGTTTGCAAGAGAGATTATGCTTTCTAAAGATGAAGTGGTGATTACTCAATCCTGGATCAATAAGTCTGGTAAGGGTGAGTCACACCACGAACATGTGCATCCTAATAGTATGATTAGTGGTGTGTGGTATCCTGTTATCAATGAACAACTGCCACCGATTCAGTTCCGTAGTAGGGCACAACGAGATGTGAGCATGTCTAATGAGAAGTATAATAACTTTAATAGTGCAACATTCTTGCTGCCTATGAAGATGGGTGAGTTGATTATCTTCCCTAGTAATCTAACTCACAGTGTCCCTGCTAACCAATCAGATACTGAGCGTATTAGTTTGTCGTTCAATACCTGGGTGAAGGGCAGTCTTGGTGATATAAATTCTCTTACATACCTCCCCCTTGAAAGATGTCTGTAATTTCCCCTCAAATGATCGCAATGAACAAATATGATACTCAACTGCGTGATTTGATTCACGTTGAGAAGGGTATTATTCCTGCCAATCTGTGTGAATATCTCGTAGAAGAGATTGAGAAGAATGAATGGAGACCACACACTTGGTATAATAATGTTGCTAATACATTCGGTTCTGAAGAGACAATGGAACTGGATGTGCAGAACATTACTGGTGAGCACCAACAACTGCTG